CCTTGTGCTGGTTGGTGCTGGCGCAAGTTACAACGTCAGCATTAGCTGCTTGGCCAAGCGCACCTGATCATGACCGCCTGGGATGATGCCTTCGCCACAATCCTGGCCGACCCGGATTTGGCGGAGGCCGCTTCCTATTACGCGCAAGGCCAGGGCCCAGCCGTGGCTCTGCGCGTGGCGCGCACCGCCCCTGATGCCGCCGAATTCGCCTTTGGCCAGGGCGTGGTGCAGGCGACCGATGTGCTGGCCGTGGCGGTGGCTGATCTGCCTGGGGTCGATATCGGTGATGTCTTCATCCTGGCCGATGGCGCGGAACTGACCGTGGTGGCGGCACCGATGCGCGATGATGTGCAGGTTTCCTGGCGGGTGATGTGCCGCCGATGAAATTTGTGGCGCAGGTCAAGGGCAATATCGCGGAGTATATGAAGCTGGAAGCGGAAAGCGGCGCGCGCGCGGCTTCCCGCGTGATGGGTGAAGAAACGCGCAAGCTGCAGCTTGATTTGCGCAGCCAGGTCAATGCTGCCTTTGGTGCCAAGGGGCGCGGCATTGGTAATGCCTGGCGCGCCCGCACCTTCCCGCGCCGGCCGTCTCTTGGTGCGGCGGGGCTGGTTTGGTCCAAGGTGCCGGCCATCGTGGATGCCTTCGAAAAAGGCGCCATGATTCGGCCCAAGGGTGGCAAGAAGTTTTTGGCTATCCCCACTGGCTTCAATGCTGATCGGGGGCGCCGTGGCCGCGCCAATGGCGGCATGCGCGTGACGCCGAAGCAGATGGTGGCCAGCAAGCAGGCTTTCATTCGGCCTTTCAAATCCGGCAAGGGCTTTGTCTGGTGCCTGCCGCTAAAGCGCGGCGAGAATACCGGGAAGCAGCGCCGCACGCGGTTGATGGCGGGCGGTGTGGCAGAAGTGGGTACGGGCAACCGCAAGGGCCGTGAAGCCTGGGCGCGCGGCCTGCTGGCGCAAGGCATGGTTCCCATGTTCATCCTGACACCCGCCGTAAAGCTGCCCAAGCGCCTGGACATTCGCAAGCCCGCCGAACAAGCCGCCGCGCGCATTCCGGGCCGCTTTGTCACCGAATGGGATAGAGAGGTCCGCGCCAATGTCCGCACGTGAAACGGCCATCGCCGCGCTGGTCGCGCAGATCACCACCTCCGCCGCCGCCCGGCCTTCGCCGAAGCCCGTTGTGTTGCGCAATGAACCCTATCCGCAAAGCCTGCCCGCCGGCGGCCTGGTGGTGGTGCGGGATGGGGAAACGGTAGTTTCTGAAGCCGTTATGTCGCCTCTGCGCTTTCATATCGAACATGCAGCCGAGGTGGAAGTGGTGGTGGCTGGCACAACCGCCGCCGCCCGCGCTGCGGCGATTGATGCCCTGCTGATGGCTCTGGCCGCTGGTGTATCCGCTAATCGCACCCTGGGCGGTGCGGTGGAATATGCTGAGGTCGGCACCGCCGATCTGGAAGACATTGAATTTGAAGGTGCCGCTGCGCTCCGCGCCGCGCGCTTTACCGTGACCCTGCAATTTTCTGCGGCTGAAACGCCGCTTTCCTGACATAGAAGGATCAAGCCATGCCGCGTGCCATTGGCGCCAATGGGCGCATCAACATGATCAAGGAAACCACCTATGGCACCGCGCCTGGTGGTAACTGGCTGCGCATGCCGTTTAGTTCCATAGATTTGGGCGCGGAACAGCCCCTGATCCAGTCGGATGTTCTGGCCGCTGGCAATAACCGCGACGCCGCCGCGCCGTTCCAGGATACCGTGACGGTGCAGGGTAATGCGGTGGTGCCGATCGACGTGATCAATATCGGCCACTGGTTGCGCATGCTGTTTGGCGCGCCGACCACCACGGGCACCAACCCGAACTTCATCCACACCTTCGTGACTGGCGCGGCCACGCTGCCTTCCCAAGCCATCGAAATCGCGCATCCTGACGTGCCTTCTTTCGAGGTCTGCGTGGGTACTCGCGCGGGCAGCCTGGATATTGATTTCTCCCCTACCGGCCCGGCCCAGGCCACCATTGGCCTGATGGCGCAGGGTAGCAGCCGCGCCGGCACAACCGCCGCCGGCACGCCGACCAGCGCGGCCTATACGCGGTTTTCCAAGCACCAGGGCAGCATCAGCCGGGGCGGTTCCAGCCTGGCGCAAGTGACCGGCGCGCGGATGACTTTCAGCAACAATATGGAAATGGTCCGCACCATTCGTGCGGATCGCAAGCTGGAAGGTATCGACCCCGGCGTTTCCCTGATTACCGGCCAAGTCACCACGCGCTTCGAAAACACCACGCTGCTGAACCAGGCTGACACCGGCGCCAGCGCTGAATTCGCCTTTGCCTATACGATTGACGCCAACACCAGCCTGACCTTCACGGTGCATGAAGTGTATCTGGCGCTGGCCAAGACGCCGATCACCGGCCCGGCGGGTGTGGAAGCCACCTTCGACTTCCGCGCTGCCTTCAATGCCACGGCCACGCGGGCGATGACTGTGGTGCTGCGCAACAGCCAGGCGGCGGCGGTTTATGCTTAAACTCGATTTGCCTGTTGAGCCCTTCTGGGCCGATCTGCCGCATGGCGTGCGGGTGCGTATCAAGCCCGTCACTACGGCCATTGTCTCCGCCGCGCAGCATCGCGCCGCGCGGTTGGGGCGGGAAGCCGCAGAAGCCGCCGGCGGCGAATTGGACCCGGATATGTCGCGCGGCCTGGCCTTCGTGCTGATGGCCAAGGCGCTGGCGCGCTTCGCGGTGGAAGAATGGGAAGGTGTGGCAGGGGCGGATGACGCGCCTTTGCCGATCAGCCCTGACGCGGTTGAAAGCCTGATGGATATTGAATCTATGGCCTCAGCCTTTTGGGATGCGGCGCTGCGGCCGATCCAGGCCGTGAGTGCTGAGGGAAACGGCTAAGGGCCCGCGCCGAATGGCACTTTGGCGCCGGGCCTGAATACTGCCGGGGCTGCGCAGCGATTGAAGCGCAGTGCGGCGGTAAGTGCCCCTATGAAGCGAATTCGCCAGAATCGGCAGAAGGCTTCACCGCCTGGCATGCCGCCACGGGCTGCATCCAGGCCGATATGAACGGCATTTCAATTGATATGAACGCCGCGCTTTCGCTGATGCGCGAAGATGGCGTTTCCGGCTGGGCGGCAGCGCAGCTTTTGGTGGCAATCCGAACCGGCATGATGATGGCAAGCAACGCGAAGGAGGTGACCGATGGCCCAAGCACAGCATAGGGTCGCGATCCGCCTTGGCATGGATGGCGCGCTGGAAGTCAAGCAGGGCCTGCGCGATGTCGGCGAAATCGGGAACCGCGAAATGGGCAAGCTGGCGCAAGGTGCGCAGATGGCGACCCGCGCATTTTCGCTGCTTGGTCCGGTGCTTGCGGGGATTTCAGTGGGCGCGCTGGCGGCGTTCACTAAGAACGCCATTGATGCGGTTGGTGGTCTGGGCGAATTGGCCGACCAGCTTGGTGTTTCCACGGATGCGCTGCAGGCGCTGAGCCTTACTTCCACCCAGGCTGGCATCAGTGGTGAGGAATTGCAACGCGGCCTGGCTGCGCTCACGCGCAAGATCGCCGATGCGGCCACGGGTGAGCAGGCGGCGGAACAAGCTTTCGCGCGGTTGGGCATTGCTTTCCGCAATACCGAAGGCCAAGCCCGCCCCACTGAAGCGGTGCTGGTGGACATCGCAGAAAAGCTGAAGGGCCTGGAAAACCCGGCTGAGCGCGCGGCATTGGTCACTTCCATGTTCGGGGACCGCATTGGGCAGAAGCTGATCCCGATGCTATCGCAGGGGCGCGAAGGCTTGGTGGCCATGACGGCTGAGGCAATTCGCTTCGGCACCATTGCCAGCCCTGAACTGATCGCCAAGGCGGATGAAGCGGCGGATAAGTTGGCTGCCCTCACGGCAAGTTTCAGAGCGTTCTCAAACAATATGATTGCCAGTGTGGCGCCTGCAATCTCTGCTGTGGTTGATCGGCTAAATCAGTTGGTTTTTGGTATGAATTCTGCCGATCTGCGAACCTCCTTAGAGACGCGCATCACTGAGGGCGAGCGTCGTGTGGAGCATCTGCGCCAAACTATGGGGCAGGGCTTGCCCGGCCAAGGTGCTAGCGTGACGGCGGAAATGCTTCGGCGTGAAGAGATGCGCTTGGACGCCTTGAGGCAACAATTGACCGGATTGCCGGCGCGTGAGGCAGCGCTGCAGCGGCAGGCTGAGGGCATTTTGAACCCGCAAGGCGGCACGGCTGGCACGCTGCCTGCCGTGACGGTGACCGCCACCCGCCCCGCCCCCGCTGGTCGCGCTGCCACGGGCCGCGACCCCTTTGCTGAGGCGCTGCGCGACCAGCAAAGCCTGCTGCGCGCCAATGAAACCGCCTATGAACGCTATCAGCGCCAGCTTGAAGAATTGGCCGCACTGCAAGACAGGCTGAATGAGGCCGAGCAGCAAGGCGTGGAAATCAACGGCGTGCGCGTGCGCGCGCTTTCTATGGAACAACTGGATCGCACCACTAAGCGCTTTGTTGACGAATTGGAACGCGCGGAAAAGCAAACCGAACGCACAGACCGCATGGGCGTGCAAATGGGCATGTCCTTCAGCAGCGCCTTTGAAGATGCGATCCTGGATGGCAAGCGGTTTTCTGAGGTTCTGCAATCCCTGGAACGCGACATTGCGCGCATTATCCTGCGCACGGCGGTAACGGGGCCTGCCGCTGATGCGATTTCTGGCGCGGTTTCGGGCGGCATGAAGTCCATCATGGGTAGCTTCGGTTCGCCCACCACTGGCGCCACCCCTAATTATTCGAACGCCAACTATAACCCCGGCGCAGTGCAGGTGACGCCACTGCCCTCCGCAAACGGCAACGCCTTCATCGGCGGCAACGTGATCCCCTTCGCCAATGGCGGTATCGTATCCTCCCCCACCATGTTCCCCATGGCGCGCGGCATGGGCCTGATGGGTGAAGACGGGCCGGAAGCCATCATGCCCTTGCAGCGCGGCGCCGATGGCAAGCTTGGCGTGCGCGCGGCTGGCGGCGGGCAGGGTGGCGTGGTGATCAACCAAAGCATCACCATTGATGCGCGCGGCGCTGACCCCGCCGTGGATCAGAAAATCCGCGCCGCCATGATGATTGCGACAAAACAGGCCCAAGCGGAATTCCTGGATGCCATCAACCGGGGCGGCAATGTCGCGAAAGCGGTGGGCCGTCGATGATCAAGCTTCTAGACCTGGATTTCCTGGCCGCCACGCCTTCCAGCATGGCCGCCTGGCCCGCGCCGCGCGGCGCTGGTGGCGGGGCGGGTGAAGCGACGTATTTCGATGCCAGCGGCAATCTGGTGCAGGCGGCGGCTGGTGAATGGCGCATAGATCATGACCCGATCACGCGCGCGCGCCTTGGCCTTTTGCGTGAACCGCGCCGGACAAATTTTATTCGCAATTCGCGGTGCGGGGGCTCGGTCGCTGGTTCTCCGGGTACTCTTCCCACGAATTGGACATCAAGCGGCTTTGTCGGCATCACATCAAGTGTGGTCGGAACAGGCACGGAAGGTGGTATCCCTTACGTGGATATTCGCTACGCTGGCACTGCTTCAGCGGCAGATCAAGGCCAGCTTCGCACAGAAACCACTTACCCTTCCGCCGCCGTAGGGCAAGCCTGGACGCATAGCACTTATCTTCGCCTAGTGGCGGGTGCGATGGCCGGCATAAGCGACGCCAGAATTATTATTGCGGAATGGTCGGCGCCGTTTGTATTGTTGGCGCAAAGCTTCACTTCCTTTGTCTTGACCGCAGGCGCGCTTGTGGGCGGCAGGGTTTCGCACACCCGCACGCTTTCTAATTCATCAGTCACTTTGGCTGTTTCCAACATCGCATTCACGCCTTCCATTGGTGTGGCAGTGGATTTCACCATCCGCATCGGTGCGCCGCAGTTGGAACTAGGCAGCTTCGCCACTAGCCCCATCCTCAACCCAGTCGGCGCGCCAGCGGCCACTACCCGCGAAGCGGATGGTGCGGCGCTCAATATCAGCGCGCTTGCCGCAGCGACGATGTACCTTGAAGAGCGCACGGCGGGGCAGGCTTCCTCTGGCGACCTGGGCGGCGTGGTCGCAGATGATGGCACGGCCAATAACCGGCTTGCCATTACGGCCACGGGTGGCACGGGCTATGCGCCCACAGTTACCGGCAATGGTCTGAACATCGCCACCTTCAGCACTGCGGCCATCACGAATGGCGCGGTGGACCGCGCGGCGCTTTCCTATGCGCCGAATGCCATGGCGGCGGCGCTGGATGGTGCCAGTCTGGGCAGTGATGCATCTGGCGCGCTTGCCAATAACATCAGCCGGGTGGCGATCAGCGAGGGTGAACGGGCGGTGCATCTGCGTGCGCTCCGGCTTTACGCTGCGCCGCTGAACTTGCCGCAGTTGCAAGCGCTGACGCTTGATGGCGGTGAACCCGCCGCAGTGGGTATCAGCCTGCCTGCCATCCGCCGCCCGGCTGAAGCGGCGGAACGGCTGATTGGCCTGACGCAAACGCATGAATCGCCCTTCGATGGGACAATGCAAACGCTTGAAATGCCGGGTGCGCGTTGGGAACTGATTGCCACCTGGCCAATCCTTGGCCCGGATGATCGGCGGCTGATGGCAGCCTTCCTGGCCAGCCTGCGCGGGCGCGCGGGGCGCTTCAGCTTCAGCCCGGCGCAATGGTCCCCGCGCCGCGCCACGGGTGGCGGCGCGCCGGTGATCAATGGCGATTTCCAAGTGGGCAACGCGCTTTCCACGCGCGGCTGGACTGCCTTGGCGCAGGTAATGCGCGCAGGTGATTGGCTATCCTACGTAGATACGCGCGGGCGCCGGCGCCTGCATTTGGTGCTGGCGGATGCCAGCGCGGATGCCAATGGTGTGGCCGCGCTTTCCATCAGCCCGCCCATCCGGCGCGCGGGCGCCGATGGCGCGGCGGTGGATGTGGTGGCGCCTGCTGGCGTGTTCATGCTGTCGCAGGATGAAGCGCCCAGCCTGAATATCCGCGCGCCGTCCTTCGGCCAGGTTACCATCACCATGCGGGAAGCCTTGGCATGACGCGCGGCCTTTCCCCCCTTCAGCTTGCAGCGGCGGCTGATGACCAAGTGGCCCGCACGGTAGCTGTGGAGTTGGATTTTCCGGATGGATTTGCCAGGTTTCATGGCGGCCATGAAGCCATCATGATCGGTGGCGCGGAATTCCTGGGTGTCGGCCAGCTTGGCAGCATCAGCGTGGCGGAAGAAAGCGCGGAGCTTCGCGCCTATGGCATGACCATCCGGCTTTCCGGCGTGCCGCGCGACAGCATCGCTTACGCGCTGGGCCAGGCGTACCAGGGCCGCAAGGGCACGGTTTGGGAAGTGCAGCTTGATCCGGCCAGCTTTCAGGTGATTGGCGCGCCGCTAGTGGTGTTCCGTGGCCGTATGGACCAGATGGATATCGCGCTCGGCGCCCAGGCGGCGGTGACGGTGCGGCTGGAAAACCGGCTGGCTGATTGGGACCGCCCGCGCATCAAGCGCTTCACGGATGATGAGCAGCGCCGGCGCGATGTGAATGATGGCAGTTTTCGGTTCCTTTCCGCCACCACGGAAAAGGAAATCATTTGGCCAGCGCGGAGCTTCACGGGATGATCCGCGCCACCCGCCTGCCCGATTGGCCGGAAAGGCTGGCCGCCTTCATTGAAGCGCGGCGGGATATGCCTTTCGATTGGGCGGTGAATGATTGTTGCGCGCTGGCGGCTGATGCTGTGCTGGCCATGACGGGGCGGGATTTCCTGGCCGAATACCGTGGCCGCTACGTGAATGAAGAACAGGCGGAAGCGCTGATGGGGGAAGGTGGCTTGCCTGCCTTTCTGCCGCGCGTGATGGCGGCCTTTGGTGCGCTG